GAGAGGGCGGGGCTGTACCTGGAGATGTCGGACACGCCCCCCAGTCCCTCGACAGACAGCAACGTGATGGAAGCGGCGGAAGATGAAATCGCTGGGATCAATGATAGTGGGGATGACAGAGGGGAGATGTACAAGATTCTGGAGCAGCATCTGTGGCTGGATCTGGATGGGGATGATTATGCAGAGCCGTACATCGCATTCGTAAGGCTGGATACGAAGGAGACGCTGCGGGTGGTGGCGCGGTTCTTTGACGAAGGGGATGTCATCCGCAAGTACGACCAGCGGGTGAGGAACCTGAAAGAAATGCGGAAGAAGGCCGTGTCGGTGGCAGAAGCCAAAGAGATGCAAGATAGGGCGGATGAGCTGACACTGTCGGCGGGGAATGAGATTCTGCGAATCACCCCTGTGAAGTTCTTTACCAAATATACCTTCATCCCGTCGCCAGATGGTGGATTCTACGATCTTGGTTTCAGTGCACTCTTGGGCCCTGTAAACGAGAGTGTGAACACTATGATTAATCAACTGATCGATAGTGGGACTATGAATACAACGGCAGGAGGGTTCCTCGGCCGTGGGGTGAAGATGAAGGGCGGGCAGACATCGTTCAACCCGTTTGAGTGGAAGCCAGTAGATTCGACAGGGGATGACCTGAGGAAATCGATCTTCCCGCTCCCCGTCAGGGAACCCTCAGCGGTGTTGCTGCAGCTGTTGCAGATCCTGGTAACGTATGGGGAGAAGGTCAGCGGGGCTACCGACATTATGACAGGGATCAGCCCTGGGCAGAACACCCCTGCGGAGACCAGCCGCAACACGATCGAGCAGGGGATGAAGATTTTCAGTGGCATCTTCACCCGGATGCACCGGGGGATGTGTGCGGAACTGGAGAAAATTCGGGTTATCAACAAGCTGTACCTGGAGCAGACACCGCATTGGAAAGATCTGACCGAGGGGGACAATGCCATTATCGCGCCCAGCGACTATACTGGAAAGGGCTTTCGCGTCTATCCTGCCACGGACCCGACGATGGTCAGCGAAACGCAGCGTCAATCCAATGCCACGATGGTGCTGCAAGCCTCGATGCAGAATCCCGGGTATGACCGCTACCTGGTAAACAAGGAGTTCCTGGAGGCGTACAGCTACCCCAATATCGAGTTGGTGCTCCCAGATCCGAAGGGTGACAACGCCATCAAGCCACCGCCTAACGAAAAGGTGGAACTGGAGAAAGCGAAGCTGGAGCTGGACAAGCAACGGTTCGGGCTGGAGCAGCAGCAGTGGCAGGCGGAGCAGCAGCAGGCGATGATTGAGCTGCAACAAGAGGCAATACTGAACAATGCGAAGATCCTGGAGTTGCAGGCGAAGGCGACTGCGCTGCTGGCAGAGGCCGAAGGCGTGGAGACTGGGCACCAAATCGCACTGATAAATGCGCAAATCGGAGCCTCCAAGGCACACATGGATGGGATCTTCAAGGCCCTGGCGGTAATGCAAAAGGGGATTGATCAGAGGCAACACGCCTCCAAAGAAGGGATAGCACATGCAGGAGCTGACAAAGCCGGAGAGATTGCGTCTGGAATGGCGGGAATGGACCAGGCACCCGCAAACGGAAAAAATGCTCCAGTGGCTCAAGGCGCACCGGCTTGAAGCAATGGAGGCATGGGCCAGTGAGGCGTATGTGGGGGAAAGCAGCGAAGCGACAGCGATTGCTAATGCAGCTGCGCTTGGCGGGATGCGGGTGTTGAAGTCGATTATTGAACTGATTGAAGAAGGAGATGCGAATGACGATGATGAAAGTGGGGTATCATGATGAGCAGCGACTTGTTGGGGGGAAGGTCTTTGACGTTCCGCAGCGAGGGGAAGCTGGGTGGAGGGCCGAGAAGGGGCCGCAAGGTTCCAACGAAAGCGGGCTGAGGGCTACGGGGCACCGACTGCTGCTGGCGACAATGGAGGTTGAGGAGGTCAGCCCTGGTGGGATCATCTACGCGAAGAAGACGGTGGACAAGGAGAAGACAGCCGCTGTTGTGTGTCGGGTGGTGGAGATTGGGCACGACTGCTGGCGGGACAAGGTTGCAGACTTCTGCCAGGTGGGGGACCGCGTGCTTGTTGGGATGTACACGGGGAAGTTCCACACTTCCGAAAAGGATGGCAAGGAGTACCGGTTTGTAGCGGATTTGGATATTATCAGTCCGCTTGAGGATTAGTCCTGTAGATTACAACGGAGTAATCTACGGGGGATTTAGCAATATAGCTGGAGAACGATGATGAATGTACTGTGGTGGAAGCGTGGGAAGTGGATGAGGCCGGATGCTGAGGGGGCGGAAGGTGGCGGTGGCGGTGGCGGCGGGACAGTAGCTGATCCGCCTGCTGTGGACCCCAAAGCGGTAGACCGACACTTCGACGAAGTTGAAGACGACCTCGATCTGAGTGGGGACGGGGAAGGGGATGGCGGAGCCGCTGCTGGCGACAGGGCTATGGAGCAGCAGGCCCTTGCCAAAGGCTGGACCTCGAAGGACAAGTTCCGCGGCGACCCCGCCAAGTGGGTGGATGCCAAGACCTTCGTCGAGCGAGGGGAACGCTTCGCTACGAACCTGAAAAATGAAAACGCTGCGCTGAAGCGACAGCTGGACGAATTCAAAGGGACGGCAGATGCCTTCCGCCGCTACCATGACGAAGTTGTGGCAGGGAAGCAGAAGGAAATTGATGAGGCCATTCGGGGGCTGAAGCGACAGGTGCGAGAAGCCGAAGGCGATCGGGACTACGACACTGCGGATGCAGCCGAAAGCCGCATAAAGCTGCTGGAAGAGCAGAAGGCAAAAGTGCAGCAGGATGCTGCGCAGGTTCGGCAGACTGCCCCGGCACCGATGGACCCGACCTTGCGGAAGTGGATCGACGAAGGTAATGAGTGGTTCGAGCAGGACGCTCGCCTACGGGCTTACAGCCTCGAAGTGGGGCAGGAAATGAAGAAGCTGCACCCCACACTCGTCGGTCGCGCTTTCCTAGACCGGGTGCGTGAGGTGATGGAAGAGGACTTCCCCGTGAAGTTCGGTGCTGTGCAGCGTCGCAGCATGGCCGAAGGGGGCGGGGGTCGACGCACGGCAGGCGGCGGAGCCGCGGAGCGGAGCATAAGGGACTTGCCAAAGGCTGACCGCGACCTGTGCCGCCAGTTCGTGAAAGAGGGCTGGGTGACTGAAGAGTCCTTTGTGAAATCCTACTTCGACCGTAACCAATGAAAGCAGCGAATATGACCACTGACCCGACGACCGCCAAGACGATGGACCTCAGCGATCCACTAGCTGCGTTGGTGCGCAGGGAAGATGATCGGCCACAATTGCCTCGGACACGCCAAGCACACACTGGCGGCCTTCGGCTGAAGCTCACAGTGATGGGCCAGATCGACGGCCACCACCTGTTTTGGTGCAACGACCAAGATGCAGAAATTGAGCAATTGCTGGAAGATGGGTGGGGCTTTGTTGAACGCTCCGAGGTCCAGAAAGTTGCCGGCATCGTCGCAGATGCTGATGTGGATAACAGGGTGTCGAAGTACGTAGGGACGCGGGCCGATGGCTCCCCCATGCGAGCATACCTGATGAAATGCACAGAAGAGCTGTGGACTGAGGTGCAGCAAGACAATCAGAAGCAGGCCGATGAGTGGGATTCCAGTATCCTTCGCGGCATGATCGAACCTGATACGCACCGCTACATCCCTGTGGGGTTTGAACCTAAGATCACCTCTGGGATTCGCCGCCGTCCTATGCCTCCTGTGGAGCATCGCTTCAAGTCGAAGTCGACGCAGGAAAACGAAGAGGAATAGGACGGGGGGCGAACTTCAGGGGTTCCTGTAACCGATGGGCGAGAGCCCCTGAAGGATTTTGCAAATGGCGAACATCAACGCCCCGCGTGGGCTTGTCCCAGTACGGTACTTGGATGCTAGTGCCTGGAACGGCGCTACCAATATGTACTACATCCCCCAGACCGATCCGTCGGCCTACTCCCCCGGCGACTTGGTCAAAAGTGCTGCGGTAAGTGATGGCAACGGCGTGATGGGGATTCAGAAGGCCCTTGGCACTGACATCATCCGTGGGGTCTTTATTGGGTTTATGCAGTCCCCTCCCTATGTCAACAGCTTCCTGGCGCCGACACTGGACCTGACACTGCAAACAATCCCCGCGGTCAAGACCCGCTCCTATTATGCCTTCATCGTGGATGATCCAACGGTCATCTATGAAGTGATGGACGACGGGCTTACTGTGCTGACGGGGACGGCAGTCAACAAGAACGCGAGCATGACCGTCGCCAATCCTACGCCACCTGGGCAGAACAGTGCAACTGTACTCAATACCGCGAGTGTGGCTGTAACCCAGTCGCTGAACTTCCGCATCATGGGCCTTGTGCAGCGGGACGACAACACTTTTGGCCAGTACGCACGCTGGCTTGTCCGTTGCAATCAGCACGAGCTGATGGGTAACACCGCTGGCGTGTAAGCGCTACCACTAACTGTACACGGAAAAGGAGCGCAATCATGGCAGGCGTTGTCAATACAGGCAGTTTCCCCAAGGGCTTGTGGGAAGGTGTCAAGAGCTGGTGGGATTCAGCAGCGGCCTCTGCGCCGCAGTACTGGCCGATGATGTATCGGAAAGAGAACAGTACGAAAAACTACGAAGAGTATGTGCAAGCTGTGGGCCTGGGGATCGCACCCCGGAAGCCCGAAGGGCAGCCTGTGTCGTTCGATACGACGCAACAGGGCTTCACAACTCGCGGCACGAATGCAGCCTACGGCTTGGGTATCATCACCACCCACGAGGAGCTGAAGGATAACCTGTACATCAAGCTGACAAAGGGTCGGGTGGAGAAGCTGCGTCGGAGCTTCAACGAGACGAAGAACATCAACGGGACGAATGTGTACAATCGTGCCTTCAACCCCTCGTATGTTGGCGGCGACGGTGTCACCCTGCTGAACATTGCCCACCCCAATATGTCTGGGGGCACATGGCAGAACAAACTGCCAGTGGATGCAGCCTTCTCCCAGGCCGCCCTTGAAGACATGCTGATCCTGATGATGCAAGCGAAGGATGACCGCGGGTTCATCGAGCCGCTGAGCGGTGATAAGCTGATCGTCCACCCCAACAACTACTTCAACGCCCAGCGAGTGCTGCGGACGCAGAAGGCAGTTGGCTCCTTCAACAACGATATCAATCCGATTGCAGTGGATACGATGATCGGCGGGGGGATCGTTAGCAATCCGTATCTGTCGGCAACTGGCCCGTGGTTCCTGACGACGAACTGTGTCGACGGGATGATCTGGCAAGAGCGCGAGACGCTGGAAAGCTGGGAAGACAACGACGCTGATACGCGGAACTACAAGGTCGCGGCGTACGAAAGGTATGTGTTCCTGTGGGCCAACCCCCGCGGCCTCTACGGAAGCAACGCACCGTAAGGGCAGTTATCCCCTCCGCAGGGAGTGTTGGGGCGCGGTACTATTCTGGTGCCGTGCCCCAATTTCCTTCCCCCTCCTTCTTCTTGGCTTTTGTGGAAAGAAACCCATCATGTTCACCTCTTCGAATTCTAGCCTCCCCGGTGGCTTCACCAATGCGGCACCGTGGCAGACGATGGCAGCGGCCGGCACCAATGATCCGACTTGGGCGCAGGCCTACTGGGACGACTTCAACCAATTCCTGCCGGCACTGTACAGTGTTGTCGGCGTGGGCACGCCAGTAGTTGCCGTCAGCAGTCTTGGCCCAGGCGGGCAGGTTTCACTAACAACGAGTGCTGCCGCCAACGACACCACCAACCTGCAGGTGGCAACTCCGACATTCCAACTGACGCCGGGGCACCACCTGTTCTTCAAGGCGTACATGGCAATCAATGGTACGCTCGCAGCGGAGAACGTCTACGCCGGGCTGTTCCCAGTGGGGGCATCGCCACTTGCCGCTAACGACTTCCTGGGCTTCATTTGTGCGACTGGGCAGGCGAATTGGATCTTCCGCTCGCGGGTCGCAGGTGTCAACACTGATGTTGCACTGCCCCCAGCGCTTGTGAGTGTTCTTGGTGCACCACTGGAGTTGGGGTTCCACGTCGATCGGCAGCAGAACGTTGAAATCTTCTTCAACCCCACCACTGGTAACAACCCCATCAGTCCGGCAGCAGCGTCGACGGGGGCTGCAGTTGGCCGTGTGGCTTCGCTGCAGAGCATTCCGTCGAATCCGCCAATTGTGCTGACGCAAGTCTTGCTGTCCCCGACAGTAGGAATCCAGACAACGGCAGCCGCCACCAAAACCCTTAACGTAGACTACATGGTCTGCACAGCGGAGCGCTAAGATGGCCAATAGTGTAAATTCGCAGATCATCATCGATGGTCCGCGCAATACAGTGGTGAAGGTCGCCGGCATCCTCGACACATCGGATCTGGCGAGTACTGTTGTTGCCGACCCCGCGGTGCTTGTGGGGATTGACAACACTGGGGGACTGAAGGCAGCTACCTTCCGCCTCGTCGGGCTGAACTACAGCATCGAAGACGGGCTGGAGGTGAGGCTGTACTGGGACGCTGCCACGCCCTTGTTGATCGAGGCGCTGAATGGGCGCGGAGCACTCCCGCCGAGCTGCCAAAGGTACGGCGGCTTGACCAACAATGCAGGGGTGGGGAAAACTGGCCGCATCACCATGACGACGGAAGGGTGGGCCGGCATC